ACCATTTATAATATGTCTTATCTGTAAAGATTTCTGCAATTTCTGAAGCTGGTATTTGGTCACTTCTTATACAATCTGCTAATGATTGATACTCATAGGTATCAACCTTTCTGGTCATTTTTTTGCCTTTGGCGTCCTCAGCCAAAGTTCTTACAACTCTATCTTGTTTACTTAGTGTACTCATCTGTAACTTCCTTTACTTCAAGTTCACCATGATACACAGTATAGAAATCGTGTGGTTCGCCAAAAGTATCTAGTAAATAATCATGGCCATCTTCATCATATTTTTCTTCTAACTCTTCAATACTCATACCTTTAACATCATTAAAGTAAAAAGAGCATTGGTCATCAACCTCTTGGTCTTCAACCATAGTATGGTCAAATTCAAATTCATTTCGGTCATCATCTTTATCACCAATTATATCTTGTAATTCTTCATCATTATCAACTTTTAAGATACAATGACCCCAACGATACATTTCTTCAGTTTCACAGGAAACACCTTTTTCTTCATCTTTAAATGTTTGATATTCATAAATGGATTTTTTCCATTTTGGAGAAATCTTATAAAATTTACTCATAACTCATCGCCTTCAATATAATCATCATAATTACAATTGTCGTAATTATACCTATAAAAAATAAGCCTAACATAAAAGTAGAAAAGGGCGACTCAAGGCCGCCCTCTTCAAATAGTTAATTATGCTGAGTAAGCTACTTGCTTACCAAATACAGCGTTCATACCATTAATCAAAATTGCTTTTGATGGTGTACCAACTCTGTATGAAACACCAGCTGATGTTCTATTTTCATAAATCATCATGCCTTCGTTTCTTAGTTTACCAACCATTGCAGCTGGTGATTTAAGGTCAAATGTATTTCTCAATGTTTTCCAAGAAACAGATTTACCTGTTGCGAAAAGGTTTCTTACCTTTGTTGTTTTTGATGTTTTAGCTTTAGCCATAACTTCATCTCCTTTAGTGTTAAATAAAAATTTAAACATAATTGTTTAAACTCCTTTCTTTATTTGAGTTTAATGTGCTCCCACAATTGCCAGGCAAAGCGTACTTTAGTAGTTTGACAGGCGAATTCTTATTTGTCATTGTCTGGTTCAAAGTCAGGTGTAAAATGTACATCAGCCATATCTGATAAATCTCTAACTTCGTCCTCTATATCTGGCGACAATGGTTTATGTGGTTTATGTTTTACATCTAAAACTTTAGAATAATCTAATCTAGCAGATTTATTCTTACCACTTGTATTTAATGTGACCATTTTGTCTGTTAATTTCTGTGCTGGGTGTGGTTTATTAAAGTCACGGTAAACCAGTCCTCTAATTGTATCAATAACAAGTGCCAAGTCTGCCGTAAATGTCATTTGATTAGTTCTAATACCCATAGCAACAAATTTATCTAGTAATTGATAAGCAATATCATCTACATTACCCTCGACAAACTCTTTAGTCTGTTGTTCAACTAACTTTTTATGTTCTTTTTCATCAACAGGATGTTTAACAGATTCTTTGTTGTGAATTCTGTCTGTCGGAAATAATATAATATTGTCTTTATCATTCACTAATTAGTTCTCCCTTAAAATTAACTTTACCTTTATCGGCAAAGTGTTCTACTAATTGATTATAGCCACCAACTAGTTCGCCATCAATTTTAATTTGAGGCATAGTTCTAACATTTTTACCAATATCTTCAATTAATTTACTAGGGTCTGAATCAAAGTCTTTTTCAAAAGACTTCTCTTCGTATTCAAGGCCAAGATTTTTTAGTAATGCTTTGGCCTTGGTACAAAAGACACAATTGTTTTTACTGTAAACTGTTATTGTCATCTTTCTCGACTTTCTTTAGATTGTCCCATGCCTTTTGACTTTCGCCATTTAGGTTATATGCGTCAACAGCTTGTTCAATAGTGTAGTTATACATCTTATTAAACTCACCTAGAGGCAATCTCATGCCAATCCAAGTTCTATAGTAACCATTTTTTGTAAGTGTAACATCTTGAGCAAATATCTCATAACCTCTTACAGGCGTATCTGTGATAACATTTACTATTGCTGTCTCTACTTCGGTTACTACCGTTTTAGTTTCTGTTTTACCAAGTTCTTTAATGAATTGTTTTGATTCTTTATTCATTTCACCCTTGATAATATCTGCCAATTCAGATTTAGCCATCATTTTAGCTTTCTCAATTGACAATTGTAAATCAGGCGATACTGCTGTTGCAACACCATAGATACATTGCTTATCATTATCTTTCTTATCAAAGAATTTCAAATCACAAGCCTTTGTTTCATTGATATCAGCCATGTACCATGCTGGCACTTTATCAACAACATTACCTTTTTCTGATTTAATCTTATAGGTACTATTCATACTAGAGCAGGCACTTAATCCTACAATCGCTACAAGAGCACCTAGTTTCATCACTTTGTTTTTCATCATAATTTATTACTTTCCCTTACATCATATACTAAATTCTGTAAAAAGTCAAGCGTGGATTGAACATAACCTAACGCCTGTTCACTCGATACATCATATAATATAATTAATACAAGAGCCACAATGATTAAATTTCTAATCATTTTACCTCCCATTCACCATTTGTATCTAAACACACTTTTCCTGGTGTTTTAAAAGCATGTCCTGACCGACTATAATATCGGCAGTATTCGGGTGTATTCACATCATTGTAATAAAACTGAGCAAATAGTTCCCAATAACTAGGACCATCATAAGCTCTCCTACCATCTGAACACTCCAAAATTTCTCTCTTTGTGATTGTATCTTCTTCTTGTACAATCTCAACTTTAACAAAACAATATTGTCCATCAACTTTGTCTGGTTTAATAGACACAATATCTGACCTTAAAATCTTTTCACCTGCAACTGCAATTCCTGATATAAGTAAAAATATAATCAGAATAAAAGTCCAGGTCAAATATCTACGCATATTAAATCTAGGGTCAAACATATTTCTTCAATTCTTCTATTGATTGTTTTGTATTATAAATGTCTTCTTCTAATTTGGCAATGGTGGTTTGATTATTTGTTAAACCAATTTCTTCTTGCTTTTCTTTTATTTCGTTCTCTAATTGTTCTATTCTTTCATTATATCTATTCATCTTTTTTCTATCCATCTCCCATCCGGCAACTGACAAGCAGTACCAAAAACCACTTCTCTATTGACACCACCAAGACCTATCAATGGCCAACTATTTGTAATATCTATTGTAGCGTCATAATCTTTACACTTAAAAGGTCCTACCATGTGTGATTTTGTAACATGAATAATACCTGAATTTCCTGTTTTCTTATTATACCAATTTGTATAACTTGAACCTGTACCACTTGTATTTAAATGGTCTACAAATACAGCATTGTGTACATCATAATCTGAATTATACATTAGTTCAGCACCTGCAAATGCACCAACAACAGCACAAGCTCCAGCGGCATATGGGTCAGATATACCATTTTCAATACAAACAGCAGCCGCTGTCGTTCCACCCATTCCTGCACCCAAATGACTTCTATTAACGGAGCTGCAATTGGTCAGGAACACCAATGATAGTCCTAATAATAGTACCGATTGGATTGATTTCATATTTACCTTTTTCATTCTTTTTCATTGATGAACACGCTGTCGTGGACAATACCAGTATAATCACCATACTCACCTGTTTCAGCTTTAACATAATCTCCTTTATCGTGTGCCAACAGTAAACAATCTGCCTGTATGGTATCAATTAAATTTTGTACTCTTAAATCTCTGTCATTAGATTTAGGGGTCTTATATTTCAAGACCCTTAAATCATCTGCCATCTTTTTAAGGCTATCAACCTTATCGCAAAACTCACTAATTTTGTGATTCATCTTTTACTACCTTACTAAAAAATGATTTAATTGTATTCCAATTATTGGCAGTTTGCTCTTTACCTTTTTGCCAATTGGTTTTTTGATACTCAACAATTTTGTTTTTCTCATTTGTTATCCAATTAGTAACTGGATTTGCTTTAGCAACACCTGTTATCATTAAGAAAGCCGCTACTGTTAATACCATAAACACTTTTTCTAAAAATGTCATACTTTCCTCCCTGCTGTTTTAATATCCTCTTTGGCGACTACCATATAAGGACCTTTGTTATAAGCTGGAGCAACTGTAAAGTTCTTACTCGCCTCAATCTTCCAACTATTGTCAGGTTTTGTCCCACCTGTACCAATTTTGTTTGACATAGGCACATCTGATAGAGTCTTTTCTCTTTCAAATGGCATTGTTCTTTCTGCAATGTCAATGGTATGTCTACCATCTGTTGTCAATTTAATTCTACCATTATCATCACAATCAAAACCCATAGACCTAAGATACTTGATATGTTTAGCAAGAGCCTCAAGGTAACTTTTCGTAGGTTTTTTCTTTTTCAACCTACGAATTGCACCACTAGAATTGTTTGTGTAGATAATTGCCATTAAACCATTGCCTCAACTTTTTCTTCTAAAGTTTGTGCGTTCTTATCTTCATCAGAATAAGCCGACATATCAGTAATTTCATTTTCAATCTTATGTTCTTCGTAAGATTTACCAAATACTTTGTAATAGAAGTAATCTCTAGGATTAGTTTGAATATAAGCGTGAAGTAAATTGTCAAAATTAATATTGACATTTTCTAAAGCTTCTGGATTAGTTTTTTTAAGATTAACAAAATCTTTTAACATAGCAACTCTATGTTTGTGTACTTTGTTGTCGTCACCTTTACCAAGTTTGGTATCTTTCGCTTTAGCGTCTGCAAATTCAGCGAAAATCATTTCTTTTGTGTATTCAAATTGTGCCATAATATAATAGTCCTTTGTTAATTTGTTAATATAGTGGAAATCATATCAGAAATCGCCAAAAATGGCAAGCCCCAATAAAAAGCGTGATTTCCAACGCTTTTTGAAAAAAAATAAGCGCCAGGATGCACCAGGATTGGCGAATCGTAGCTAAAGAAGGTGTTTGTATAGCCCTTATATTGTGATTTATCCAAAGTTCTCCACTCCGCCGTCCTGCCAATTGTCGTCTGGAACAGCCATATTTTCTTGTTTTTTACTTTCTTCCTCAGCCCATTTATCAAATTCGTCTACCTCTTTCTGATAAACTGCGATTTTGTCTTTAATCGTGTCAACAATGGTATATCGGGGTTGTTGGTCTTCTACCATCAACTGAATCTCTTTTAGGTCATCCATAAATTTTAGTTGTTCAATCATTTTACACTCCGTTTATGTGATTCAAAATTGTTTACAAATACTCTAATCAATCTGGAAACATCAACTGTTTCCTCTTTCAAAGTTTTAGGGTTGGTAAATATAACTCTACAATCATTTACTTTTGCATATGATAAATTTTTATCATCTACCACTCTAGCGTCATCTGTATTCTTTCGCCAATCGTGTGAAGAATATCCTAATACATCTTCACTCATTTTTGATCCTCTGAATTCATTAGTAGTACAATGTAATGTACAGCCTTTAAAAGGTCTTTACGATTACGACCATCTTTTTTACCAAATCGGCAAAGATACTTGATGGCATTTGCCTGACAAAAATCTTTATCAATTCCTACACTTCTTAATAAGTCTTGTACTTGTGTACCTTTACTTACTTGAGCATAGTGTTGACCATAGGTACCTTTAATATAGGTT